AATTTAGAACATTCGTAGAAGATATATCAATTAACAAAACATATCCTGCTAATAGTTATGGATTGCTAGTAACTGCTGTAAATGAAGTAAATACAATTTCTGAAACAGAACAAAACGAAGAATTCACATCTACATATGTAGATGATTTCCTAGACTTTAGTGAAGATAATCCATTTGGTGATCCGGAGAATCAATAATGTTTGGTAATTATTTTTATCACGAACGGATTAGAAAATCAGTAGCCATATTTGGTCGTTTATTTAATAACATATATGTTATTCGTAAAGACGCATCTGGTGGTGTATTAAATCAATTAAAAGTTCCTTTGGCATATGCGCCTCGTATGAAATATTTGGAAAGAATTAGAGAAAATCCAAGTCTTGAAGATGATACAAGAGTTGCTATCAAATTGCCTCGTATGTCATTTGAAATTACAGATATTAACTATGATCTTACCAGACAGTTAACTAAAGTTAGTAATTTCAATACAAAGGGTGTTTCTGTAGAAAAAAGACAAAAGTTTTATTCACCGGTACCTTATAATATTGGATTTCAATTAAACATATATGCAAAAAATCAAGACGATGCATTGCAAATAGTAGAACAAATTTTACCAACTTTTAATCCACAGTATACTGTATCAATATATCCTTTTAAGGACATATATCCAAATTTTGTAGAGGATGTTCCTATTGCAATTACTGGAGTTACATTTAGTGATGATTTTGAAGGACCATTAGAAACAAGAAGAACTATAATATATACTTTGAATTTTGAAATGAAAGTTCAATTTTATGGTGATATTGAAAATAAAAATATTATTCGTAAATCTGATGCTCATTTATATAATATGAATGCTGGATTAAACGATTCAGATATTTATTTAGAAAGAGTTACTGTTACACCTAATCCTATTGGAGTAATTGGTTTACCTGATAGTGACTTTGGTTTCACTGAAGAAGTAGTTTTAGCAAGTGATAGCTCATCATAGGAGAATTAAATGACAATTACACTTAGAACAACAAAAGGAAGTGAGCTTACCTATGCAGAGCTAGATGGTAATTTCACTGATTTAGATACAAGAGTATTATCTTTAGAAGCAGATTCTGCAGATAGTAGACTTATTTCATTAGAAGGTGGAAATTTCCAGTCCAGAATTACTACGCTTGAAAATACTTACATTAGTCTTGCAACATTAAAAGCCGAAGTTGCAGCAAGTATTGACTTTGCAGATTTCCAATCAAGGATTGCTGCCCTATAAGGAATAGGTTATGAGTGATAATGAAAATAAAAATATACAATCTGATTATGATTATTCTCGACAGACGTATTATGATTTAATTGAAAAGGGTAGAGAATCATTAGAAGATATGATTGAAGTTGCCAGGCAGTCTGAGCATCCTAGAGCATACGAAGTTTTATCTGGTATGATTAAAAATATATCAGACGTGAATGATAAGTTAATGGATTTAAATAAAAAACAAAAAGACATTAACAAAAAAGATGATGAGCCAAAACAAGTTGGTAATACTACAAATAATGTTTTTCTAGGTTCAACTTCTGATTTGCAAAGATTATTACAACAGGATGAAAATATTATAGATGTTACACCAGATAGAGAGCTATCTCGGGAATCCTAATGTTAAACGCGATGGCGTTATACAAGCATGGGATGATGAATTAGTTAAAGAATATGCTAGGTGTATGAAATCACCGTCATATTTTGCTAAAAATTATTGTAAAATTATTTCACTTGATAGAGGTTTGGTTCCATTTGAACTATATCCTTATCAAGAAAAAATGTTTGGAGCATTTAATGAGTTTCGGTTCAATATTGTCCTTGCCTGTCGCCAATCCGGAAAATCAATATCGGCGTGCGCGTACCTATTGTGGTTTGCACTCTTTCATTCGGAAAAGACAATTGCGGTTCTTGCGAATAAAGGGGCAACTGCTCGGGAAATGTTATCTCGCATTACGCTTATGTTGGAGAATGTTCCTTTCTTTTTGCAACCCGGATGCAAGGCCCTTAATAAAGGCTCGATTGAATTCTCAAATAATAGCAGAATACTCGCGGCGGCCACATCTGGCTCTTCTATTCGTGGTCTTTCTGTCAGTCTTCTCTATCTCGATGAGTTTGCTTTTGTTGAAAGAGCTGCTGAGTTTTATACTTCTACCTACCCAGTAATTTCTTCCGGTAAAGATACCAAAGTTATAGTTACTTCTACAGCTAATGGTATTGGTAATCAATTTCATAAAATTTGGGAAGGTGCTGTACAAGAAGTAAATCAGTTTAAACCATTCAGAGTCGACTGGTGGGATGTACCAGGACGAGATGAGGAATGGAAAAAACAAACCATTTCAAATACAAGTCAATTACAGTTTGATCAGGAATTTGGTAATACATTTTTTGGTACTGGTGATACACTTATCAGTGCGGATTGTCTTTTATCGCTTCGTGCATCAAATCCAATTAGGACTTTGGAAGGTGGTTTATTTAAAATATATAAAGAACCAGTTGAAAAACACGAATATATTATGACGGTAGATGTAAGCAAGGGAAGAGGACAGGACTATTCAACATTTAATTTAATCGATATTAGCACAAGACCTTTTGAGCAGGTTGCTGTATATCGCAATAACACTATCTCTCCTTTACTCTTCCCTAATATTATATATAAGTACGCAAAAAGCTACAATAATGCTTATGTTGTAATTGAATCGAATGACCAAGGTTCTGTGGTATGTAATGGTTTATATCATGATTTGGAATATGAAAATGTACACGTTGAATCTGCAGTAAAAGCAAATGCAATTGGTATTGAAATAACAAGGAAATCAAAACGTCTTGGTTGTTCTGCCATTAAAGATATTTTAGAAACACATAAACTTAAAATTGTAGATGAACAAACAATACTAGAAATATCAACATTTGAAGCAAAAGGTCAATCATATGAAGCATCTGATGGTAATCATGATGATTTAATGATGAATCTGGTAATGTTTGGTTATTTTGCATCTTCTCAATATTTTGGAGATATGACCGATATTAACTTAAAAGATATGTTATTTAAACAAAAAATGAAAGAAATAGAAGATGATGTAGTACCGTTTGGGTTTATTGATGATGGAACTGCGCATATGGAAGTGCTAGAACACAATGAAAAAGACCACTGGCAAATTAAAGAATATGAACCAGTTTCCACTACCGAAGGTCTATTTGACAGAGATTTGTAATATTATAAATAATAGCATAATTGAACAACCGTATTATGTAACCATATAATTATCTAAAAAGGAAACCCAAAATGGCACTAGGTACACCGTCAGAAAGCCCTGCGGTTGTTGTCAAAGAAATAGATCTGACAGGTGGCGTTCCAAACGTCCAGTCAACTACTGGCGCAATCGTTGGTAATTTCCGTTGGGGTCCTGTAGCTCAAAGGATTAGTGTTGGTAATGAAGCAACACTTGTTGATACCTTTGCAACTCCGGACTCTGATACGACAGTTGACTTCCATTCAGCACAATACTTTTTGCGCTATTCTAGCTCATTACAAGTCGTGCGTGAAGCAACTTCTGCCGCCAAAAATGCTCGTTCAACTAAAGGACAACTTGCTACGGATAGTGATGGTTCACTTCCTACCGAGTTTATTAAGAACGATCTAGATTGGTTGGCTCAACAATCAGCATTAGACTCAGATTCACATACATTCATTGCGAAATATCCAGGAGTATTGGGTAACTCACTGAAAGTATCTATCTGTCCTTCAAATGACTCTGCATTTAATGCTTGGTCATATGCATCTAGCTTTGATAAAGCTCCAGATACATCCGATTATGCAAATGATCGTAATGCAGTGGATGATGAAATCCACGTTGCAATTATTGATGCTGAAGGTAAATTTACTGGAACAAGAGGTAGTGTTTTAGAAACATATCCATTCCTTTCAGTTGCATCGGATGCAAAGAATGCCGATGGCACAAACAACTATGCATTGGACGTGATTAACGAGCGTTCAGATTATGTATGGTTGGCCGGTTGGGATTCAGATTATAATGCAGCTGGTGCAGGTACTACAGTAGATAGTGGTGATGATTTCTCACTTACAACTCCTGCGGTTGTAGATCACTATTTGAGAAAAGGCACTAATTCAGGTGCTCTTGGTACATCAGAATATCTAACAGGATTTGATCTTTTTGAAGATAGAGATCAAGTCGAAGTTGATTTCTTGATTGCACCAAGTATGGTAAGTACAACTGATCAAGTAACAGTTGTTAATGATCTTGTATCAACTGCTCAATCACTTCGCAAAGACTGTATTGTTTGTGCTTCTCCGGCAAGAGATGACGTTGTTGGTCTGATTAACTCAGCAGATATTACTAACAACATTGTTACTACTGCAAATCAGTA